CAAAAGCTCCAGATGGTGTACACTATAGATGGGTAAGACATGAACTATTAAATGAGGATCACTCAGGTAATGTCCATGAAAGATCCCGTCAAGGATACGAACCAGTTAGACCAGAAGAACTTGGCGGCGACTGGCAAGCGGATGTTTTAGACACAGGTAAACATGCGGGAATTGTTAGATCAGGTGATTTAATTCTCATGAAGGTTGACCAAGATATAGTTGACCAGAGAAACGAATACTTTGAAAACAGGACCAAAGCGCAAGAAGGAGCAGTCAACTCCGAATTGCAAAAAAACAACAGCGCTGTTGCACCTATAAGCCAAGACGAACAATCCTCTGTCTCAGTAGGCGGGGGAAGAAACGCAAAGTTTGAGGACTAATCGTTTGATTACCTCTGCTTTGTACAACACTAATAAACGGAGGTAAAACATGGCATACGGACTACAGCCAGTTAAACACGCTAAAGGTGGTATCGTAAGAACCAACAACTTTAGTGGTGTTAATGGTTACAGAATAGCTGCTACTGCTCCTAGTGCATTCTTCGAAGGCGATCTCGTGACTTTCTCATCAGGTAATATTATTACTGATATGGGAGCAGCTTCACCAGGCGCAGTCGTAGGTGTATTCTGGGGTGCCGAATACGTTGACAATGCTTCAGGAGAAGTAAAATTTGTCAGAAGTATTCCAGCTTCAACTGTAGCTAAAGACAAGTACAAAGTGTACGTATATGATGATCCAGATATCATCTTTAAAATCGAAGCAGACCAAGATACAACAGCTATCGCAGCTGCTGACGTAGGTAAAAACGTACAAATCGTTGCATCACCAACAGGTAGTGCAATCACACACAAATCAGGTCTTGTAGCAGATTCTAGCACAAAGGCAACTACAAATACTTTCCCACTAGTAATTCTTGGTAGTGCGGAAGTAGATGATAGTTTCTCTTCAGCTGGAACAACTATGGATATTTTGGTGAAAATCAATACTCATCAATTTGGACTAGGCGCTACTGGCGTAACAGGAATATAATAGGAGGATAAACAATGGCTATTTCAAGAGCACAAATCCTTAAAGAACTGGAGCCAGGGCTAAACGCAATTTTCGGAACTGAATATAACAGATACGAAAATGAGCATGCCGTCTTGTTCGATGAGGAAACATCCAGCAGAGCTTTCGAAGAAGAAGTACTCTTCCCAGGCTTTGGTAATGCAGGTGAGAAGTTCGAAGGTGCAGCAGTATCCTACGCTGAAACAGGCGAAGGCTACGTATCTCGATACACTCACAAGACTGTAGCACTAGCATTCTCATTAACTGAGGAAGCTATGGAAGATAACTTATATGATAAGTTGTCAACCAGACTAACTAAAGCTTTAGCAAGAGCAATGGCTTCTGCTAAGCAACTTACAGCAGCTAACGTATATAACAACGCATTCAGCGGTTCATATACAGGCGGTGATGGTGTAGCATTAATCTCTAACGCTCACCCATTACAAAACGGTAGCTCAGGTTCTAACAGACCTTCTACTTACGCTGACTTATCTGAGACATCTTTAGAAACAGCATTAATTGATATTGCTGGATTTACAGATGACAAAGGTATCCCAGCTGCTATTCAAGGTAAAACCTTACACATCCCAAGACAATTGGTGTTCGTGGCAGAAAGACTAATGAAGTCTCCAAACAGAGTTGGTACTGCTGACAATGACATCAATGCGATCAATTCAATGGGCATGCTTCCTGGTGGTTATTTTATTAACCACAGATTCACAGACACAGATGCATGGTTCATTAGAACTGACGCTCCTAATGGTACAAAGATGTTCAACAGAGCATCTATGAATACCAAGATGGAAGGTGACTTTGAAACAGGTAACGTAAGATACAAAGCCAGAGAAAGATACAGCTTCGGCTGGTCTGACTGGAGAGGTGTCTACGGAAACCAAGGTGCTTAATCACTAATTAGGATTAGGGGGTATCCAAATTGCGGTGCCCCCTTCCAAATGAATAAAGTAACAACCACCATAGACTACACAAAAGTAGACTATATGAAAGGAGTATAGACTATGGGAACAACAACATTTTCAGGACCAGTTGTATCAAACAACGGTTTCACTTCTACATCAATTGCGTTTGATGATTTGCCAACAGCTTCAGCAAACACAGGTAGAATTATCTTTTGTAACGATGCATTAAAAGCATCTGAGACAGCAGGTAATGGTACAGGGAACTTAGTATTCTCTGACGGTTCTAACTGGATTAGAGTAGATACTGGCGCAACTGCTGGTAAATAATTTAACGGGGAGCTTCGGCTCCCCACAACAAGGAGTTTATAATGGGTTATAAATCAGATGTAAAAGCCTCTACTAGAACAACCGATGGTCGTTTTGGTTTAGCAGTAAATGCTACAGGTGATTACCTCGGAAGAGTAAGGGTTAAGTCAATCCAAGCTGCAGGTGTAGCTTCATCAACTGTTATACTATATGATGGTTCAGATGCTACTGGTACATTAAAATTACAAGTGGGTTTTGGAACAGATGGCTTAAGTATGATACTACCAGAAGATGGTATAGTATTTGAAAACGGTGTTTATTTAGATTTAACAGCTACTACTTCTGTAACAATAACATACTGCTAGTAAGGGGGGCACGTGGCAACTTCTGGCACATATACTTTCAGCTTAGATATAGCTGAAATAATACAAGAAGCGCATGAGCGCGTTGGATTAGAACTGAAGTCGGGCTACGACTTGGTGACAGCTAGACGTTCCCTTAACTTACTATTAACTAAATGGGTTAACGAAGGCGTGAATCTATTCACTCTTGACTTAACTACAATCAATCTCACTAAAGATCAGAAAACCGCAACCATGGGGTCAGGGCAATATCTTGACATCTTAGATGCGGCAGTTCGTGATACAAACACATCACCTGTAACAGATACTACATGTGAGAGAATAAGTTTATCTGAATATTTAAACTATCCAAATAAATCGACAAGCGGCAAACCTGTACAATATGCTGTAGAAAGAAACAGCCAGTTTACTTCTGCAGGCGCAGGCACGCACACGATTCATTTATTTCCTACACCGAATCAAACTTACTATCAGTTACTATGTTGGACTATTCGATATCCACAAGACGTTACTGATACTTACACTCAAAACCCAGATATACCTAGAAGATATTTACCATCATTAATTAGTGGATTAGCTTTTGAATTAGCTAACAAGAATCCAGCTAAAGTAGATGCAGCTAGACGTGGTGAATTAAAATCTATTTACATGGAAGAGTGGCAGTTTGCAAAAGAAGAAGATAGAGAAAGAGCAAGTTTTTATATTCAACCTAAGATTCGCGGGTACTAAGAGCGATGGCTAAAAGAGCTACAGGTAAATATGCATATCTGATAGACGATCGTTCTGGCAGGAAGATACGCTACAAAGATGCGCGAACTGAGTGGAATGGGCTTCGAGTTTATAAAAAAGATTGGGAGCCCAAACACCCTCAACTCACTCCACCAAAACTTGGACCTGAAGCTACCACATTAAATAACCCAAGACCTGATGCGGACAATGTTCCGACTACAGTTCGTTTTGGTATTTATGGTTCTGCATATTCACCACCTGCACAAACTGCATTTGGTAAATTAAGAATTAATGTAAGAGAGCAAGCAGATTCATTATTACTACAAACTGCATTTACATTACCAACAATTGCAACTGGCTATACTTTAATCGGTGAAGCATTAACTTCTGCACGTGGTTCTATTACAATTAATACAAGTGAAGATGCTGATTCACAATTATTACAAACAGCATTTGGTTCTCTAAGCTTTAGTGCTCAAGAAAATATAACAGGACAGTCAGCCTCTACAGCACAAGGTACTCCTGTTTATAGTGCAAGCTCTGTACATACAACAACAGGTCAAGCTTTAACATCAGCTCTAGGTTCTACAAACTTTAGTGCTCAAGAAAATGTAGATGGTCAATCATCTTCAACAGCGCATGGAACATTAACATTCCAAGCCAGCTCTACAATAACATCACCAAGTCAAGCAGCGGCAACTGGTATCGGTACTCCAATAATTAACACAGGAGAAGACGCAGACGGGTTGCAACTTTCAACAGGATTTGGTACAATATCAATAGCAATAGATAACGCAGGCTGGGGTAGAGATTCCTGGGGCGCTAATGCTTGGGGTACATAATGGGATTAACATACAACCAACTTAAACAAAACGTACAAGATTGGCTAGAGAACTCAGCTACATCTTTCACTACAGCAACAGGTAGCGGCAAAGCTCCTATTGATTTATGTATTGAATTAGCTGAATTACGCAT